TATACACAGTTCACATTTATTATGTCATTCTTTAATTACGTTGATTCAACAGACTACGACCTCACAAATGAGGATATGCTTAGATGCTGCTATGACGAAGTAGTAGCAGAGTACACAGACACAGGCGATATAGTCATGTGTAATGAGAAGTTCTTACAGGACGCTGCTAGATTTAAACTAGAAGACTTTAAGAACTGGATGAGACCACTCTTTCACTCTGACGACTTCGAGGACAGCGAAGGCAATTAGAGAGGGCAGTCCGTCGGGGGTTCGCCCCCGCCCCCCCTATAATAAAAGAGTCCCAACGAGCTAACCTACAAAAGTGGGTACGTGCGTTTCAAAAATATTCAAAAATTTTTTTCATATGATTTTCCTATCGTGCCCCCCTGTGTATACCTTACCAGGTACTTGGAGTAAATGTAATGCTCTTATTCCTCACGCAAACTATGATCCGAACAGTACATTCGGAATCTCCATACTCGTGATACTTGTGATCTTATCAGCGTATGGCATCTACAAGGCATTCTTTGATAACGAAGGACTCACAGATCAATGGGATGAACACGATGACTAATTATGGATTGGAGATCCTATTCTGGGTAATACTCGGAGTATTCCTAATATATCAATACGAAGAATCTAAAAAGAAATGAAACTAACTCAAGAACTCATAGACCAGATACAGGAAGCAATGCTACATACCAAGAAGGATGGTAGTATAAACTGGAAGGACAGCGATGAAGTGGTTGTCCAGTTGGCAGGTACCTTTGCTGCTGACAGGTTCATAGTCATAAAGAACAAGTCAAAGTCTCCAGTAGTCTCTGCTGAACCTCATCCATACTTTGATTATGAGAAGAAAGTCTTTACCAAGGATGGTAGAAAGGAGTATAATGAATCTAGACCTACTGACTGACGAGGAGTTTGAAGAACTCTGTAGATTATTAGAGATAGAGTATTATAGATACTATACAGGGACAGACTCTTCAGATGAATGACATTACTATATTTGTATATTTTATATGCTTCGCAGCAGTTCTCGGAGCATCTTTTGCGTTTATGTGGCGAAGCATGTCGTCTGTTCTCATGACACTTGACACCAAACCTAAATCATCTTATAATATACATCCAGAGATGAAAGATGTAAAGGATGGAGACGAGTTGATTGTCTTTACACCATACGTTGAAGAAGAAAATGATTAAGTGGATTGGATTATCATTGGGAGTACTCGTAGGAGTCTCTCATATTGCTATGATCGGAATGATCTCACAGCATAAAGAAGAGAAAGGTTTACCAGTAATCAATATCCCAGAGGGTGATTACGGTTCTTTCCAAGCAGAAGTTAATGAAGATAGTTATAGAATCTCATATAAAGCGAATGATCCTAAGACAGCATACATCACTAAGGACATTAAAGAGAAGGGAGGGTTCTTAGGACTTGCTAATAACACTACTAAGGTAGTTGAAGAGTACTTCATGGATGGTCAGATCAACCAAGGTGGAGCAGTAAGTAACAAGAGAAGTTGGTTAGCACCTTACCAAGAGTTTACTGACAGTAATCCCAGTCTTACAGAGAAGGATCTAGCATGTATTAAGGCAGTAGGTAGTGCTGAAGGTACAGGGAGACTTGTCGGAACTAGCGTTGGAGCAGCAGCAGCACCCGCAGTTAGCAGTATACCCTTCGTTGGTTGGGTAGCAGCAGGTTGGATAGCTATGTTTGGTGGAGAACAAGGGGCAGATATCGGTGGTAACATGGCAGAGGACTTGAATAAGAACTGTTAATGTGGAGAATTTGGGCGAAAGCACTCGGAGATAAGTCTGGAAAGTCGAATCGAGAGGCAGATATCATTGCGGGTATACGTACTTTTATCTTTATACAACTGATAGTCACTAACTGCTTCATCGTAGCAGGTAATATTAGGCATTGGAATGATGCTCACATGGACAAATCCTTAAGCAACCCTAAAGAATTTGTGAATTTGTGTTGACTCGGTGACAATATGTGTTATAATTAGATTAAGACAACTAGCTAGAGGGTATGAAGTACATTCTTTACGACGATAGATCCCAATTTATCGGTAAATTCCATTCAGTTTACGAACTAAGGAAGTTTTTGTGTGATCGTAAGTATCAAATTGACTGCGATAGAGATATATCATGTACTTTTGACTACATTAAGTCTATCAAATGGTTTTTTGATATAGAAGAATGACTCAGCAAGAGATATCTGACGTTTTCTATGCTCTCAAATCACAAATTGAGGCATTGGAGACCCGCCTTAACAGCATGGAGCTTCTAATGAAGCGACCTGGTAAGGAAAATTATGAAAAATTAGTAGACGTAGTACTCGAACATGACGAAAAACTCAACAAGCTCTAAGATCTATCACCTTTATTGGGAAGATAGGTGTATAATGAGGGGAGTCGATGAAGATGACTTCCATCCCATCTGGGAAAAACTGATGTGGGTATATAATACGGAGTTAAATTACGTAGAAATCACTATGGAAGACGATGAAACCATGGCGATTACCGATACTTCGTACTGAAACCCAAAAAATCGCGTAAAAATCGCGTCGTTGGACTCTAAATAATTAAAAAAAGACTATGGAAGCAGAATTTCTGTTACTTGAAGGAGAATTCACGATCCGTAAGGATGGAGAATTGCTAAATTATACTAAAATCTCGGATATTCCAGAAAAATTTGATCATGTAATCAGATTTCTCCCTAATATTCCAGAAGAACCGCATGAAGTTAGTGATCATGTCCATATGAGTCACTTTACAGACTACCTACATATGTTACAAGCAAGGGAGCAAAGGTAAATGCCCGCAGTTACACGAAAAGGAGACGCAGACGTAGCTCATTGTTCTGGTATGACCAGAAGTGGGGCATCAACTAACGTCTTCGTAAATGGAATTGGAGTCTCTCGACAGGGTGACAACAATACATCTCATTTACAACCTACAGCAGATCCATGCCCTTCTCATTCAGCAGCAATAGCTACTGGAAGTAGCACAGTCTTTGTAAATGGCAAAGGATGTGGTAGAGTAGGAGATGCGACATGTACATCTGTCGCAGCAGGCTCACCAAACGTATTCGCAAACTAATTAATTATGGCAGTAAGATTTAACAACGGTTTACCAACAATCGAACGTAAAGAAAAGAAGACTAGACAAGGCAACGGAAGAAATAGTAAATATTCAGCAACATCAAGAAACAAAGCAAGGAAGAAACCTCGTGGGCAAGGCTAAGAGAATCAAAGACGGTGGAAGGAACGCAAATATCCCCGTAGACATGTCAGATGACTTCTATGACAATGGAAATGAGTACTGTAGATACTTAATTACCGATCCTCGTAGTGATAGACAGGGCAAGAAGAGAAAACCTTTTGAAAAACGTGTCTAAATAACTCTTGAGGCAATATACATTGTTATATGACGAGTTCGGGTGCTCTACCCAGTCGTGCGTTTAAGGATTTTGACTTATCTTTTAGAAGAAATCCAATAACTAATGACGTTAATACTTTAAAGAACGAGAATGCTATCAAAGAAGCTGTAAAGAACATTGTTCGATACAACTTTTACGAGAAACCATTCTTGCCGAATTATGGTGGCAACATAACTGGAGCATTGTTTGAGCTCTATGAGTCAGGACAGTCATCTCTTATTGAAGAACAGATAAAGAACATCATCAATCTATACGAACCACGTGTTGTGTGCTATAGAGTGATCAGTGAGTTCAATGAAAGAGACAACGACTTACAGGTTGAGATATATTACCTAATCACTGGACTACCAAATGTGATTGACAACTTAGAAGTTATACTGAAGCGATAATGGCACTCACCCAAGTGAACTCGTTAGAATTTAACGAGATCAAGTCACAACTAAAAGCATATTTAAAAGGACAAGCAGAATTCTCTGACTATGACTTTGAAGGATCCTCTCTGTCCACCTTATTAGACGTACTTGCTTATAATACATACTACTCATCAATCAATGCTAACCTAGCAATCAACGAGAACTACTTAGACACTGCAGTTCTAAGAGAAAACGTAGTAAAGTTAGCTAAACTAATAGGATATACCCCAAGGAGTGCTAGAAGTGCCCGTGCGACGTTTACAGTGGTCGTACAGACAATATATGGCACAGGGTCTAATGGTAGAGGATACCCAGAATCAGTACAAATCAATAAAGGGGTGTTCACATCCTTTGTAGGAGAAGATGGAACCAACTATGTCTTCTCTATACCTAAAGACTTAATCGTATCTGTTAATACACTTGATGGTAAAGCAACCTTCACAGGTGTAGAAGCATTTGAAGGCATATTCATCACTGATACTTTCGTTAAGACGGAATCAGAGAGACAGAGATTCATACTCGGCAACTTGAATGCCGATACTTCGGCTATGAGTGTTGAAGTAACACGTGGAACTATCACTGATGCATATCTTGAAGCAACAGACATAACAGCAATAAGCAATATTAGTAAAATCTTCTTCTTAGAAGAATCAGAGACAAAGAAACCTGAGTTGATCTTCGGTGACGGTGTATTAGGTGAAGCATTAGTTAATGGAGACGTGATTGAAGTCACTTACCCCACATCTATAGGTGAGGGACCTAATGGACTGACTGGTTATAGCTTTGCGGGTACTGTAAAGGACTCTCGTAACGCTCCTATCACTTCTGGTATCACTTTATCACTGACAACACCTCCTGATGGTGGTGCCCAACCTGAAACTATTGATTCAATTAAGTATTCTGCTCCTAAGTTCTATTCTAGCTTCGGAAGAGCAGTAACTACTAAGGACTATGAGGCAATCATACCTCAGATCTATCCTAACGTTCAATCTATAGTAGCATTTGGTGGTGAAGAGGCAGATCCACCAGAATACGGTAAAGTGATCGTTGTTATCAAACCTAAGAACGCAGATCGTCTGTCTATTTCTGAAAAAGACGCAGTACAGAAGAAAATACGTTCATATTCAGTAGGTGCGGTGGAACCAAAGATCATGGATCCATCAGTTCTCTATATTGACCTTGTTTCTTATGTTTACTTTAACCCAAACAACACAAGAAGGTCTCAAGAGGAGATCAAGCAGATTATTTACAGAACTTTGGAGACATTGAATGCTTCCGCTGAGTTTAATAAGTTCGGTGGCAAGTTCAAGTACTCTAAAGTCCAAAAGATCATTGATGATGCGGAACCAAGCATCACATCTAACATCACGAAAGTGAAAATGCGTAAAAACGTAACTATCTCTCTAAGTCAGAGATTTAATTACAAAATTTGCTACGGAAACAGAATTAATGCGGACTCTACTACAGCAACACTCGAAACTAATGGTTTCAAGAGAGCTGATGGTGGAAATCAAGTATTTTACTTAAATGACGATGGATTGGGAACTATTCGTCTTTACTATGTGAACGCAGATGGTTCAAAACAGTATATCGGTGGTAACTGGGGAACAATAGATTATGCTAGTGGTGAAGTTACTATCAACGACCTTATTATTACTGAAGTGGTCAACTCTACTGACAATATTATACAATTCTCTGTAATTCCCGAATCTAATGATATCGTTTCTCTCAGAGAGACCTATCTGACACTAGGTATAGATAACTTAGTCGTTAATGTAATTGATGATGAAATTTCTAGCGGTAGTAATACCTCTGGAACAGGTGTAGTACCAGAATCAAGTTATAGTTAGTAATGCCAGCTGAGCAGTCGTCGTGGAAGGTTGCGTCGTGGGTCACACCTCAAACTGAGGTTACAGTAGACCCGATTGATGCATCGGTTTCGCCAGAATCAAGAACTAAGATCTCGGATAGACTAGAGGAACAGATACCTCAGTTCATCAGGGACGATTATCCTGACTTCATACAATTTATCAAGTATTACTATCAAGCACTGGAGTTAAAAGGTAACCCAGTTGATATAATACAGAACCTAGATGAATATTATAACATAGACCGCCTGAATGACCTCGTAGAGAGCACTACAGCGTCCTCTGGGATCACTATTGATGCTTCAGTCATCGACGTAGGTAATACAAGAGATTTCCCGAAAGAAGGGTTAATATCAATAGACGAAGAAATCATATATTACAAGAGTAAGTCCCAAACACAGTTTAAAGATTGTGTCAGGGGGTTTCATGCCACTACTAAAGTTGGCACACTCAAAGAATACACATTCTCGACCTCTGTAGCGGCTACCCATTCATTTGGAGCTACAGTTGTCAACCTAAACAACCTTTTACCTCTATTCTTACTTCAGAGGTTCAGGGATCAGTTTGCTGAGTCATTCCCAAGTAAGTTTGACCCTTCTATTGCTCAGTCATCAGTAACTAAGCGTCTTAAGGACTTCTATGCGTCAAAGGGTACATCAAGGTCATTCAAATACTTGATGAGAGTGCTATTTGGTACAGAGTCAGTAATTGAGTATCCTAAAGACAGAATATTCAAACCATCCGACGCATTCTATACCGTAAGAGAGATAATACGTGCTACAGCGATAAGCGGAAACCCTGTAGAACTTACAGGAGAAGTATTATACCAAGAGAACGATCCAAACGACTCAAATGTCAATTCCGCACGTATATACGTAAAATCCGTAGTTGAGGTTTTTACTGAGGACGGAAAGATCTATGAATTGGACGTTGACACGGAAAATGGCGATGGAAATTTCACAACTCCGTATAAGACACTTCTTTCTGAAGATCTAAGCTCCAATTTGACGGATAATGTAATAACTGTTGACTCTACTATCGGATGGCCTGAAACAGGAGGCTCTATTCGTATAGATGATGAAATTATCAACTTTACT